TTATATACTTCCCTTTCCTACTAAGTAAAGAGGGCCTGTCCAATTGATTGGGAAACCACCTTCAAGAACATTACCTCTTGAACCGTTTCTCTCAGGAGCAGACCAACCGGCACACTTCAACAAAGTTCCTTTTTTGAACTTCTTATCATTATCAACATTGACAACAAAACCCCAAGCAGTACCACCATTATTAGTCATAATTTTAGTATACTTAGAACCATTCTTGATAACCCATTCTTCTTTAAACCTTGCCTTCATTTCATCAGACACGTTAAAGTTTTCATAGTCAGCATTTGCAGCTGCAATCATATTCGCAATACCATCTTCAACAGCAGTAAAAGTTTTTTTAATATTAATAGTCATAATCTTCCTTTCTTTCTTGATTATATTATTAGTATACATGAAGAAAGGAAGATTGTCAAGTAAAATCGTACATTGTAAGTCATTGATTCTAAACGAAAAGTGAAAAAAGATTTATTCTTTTTCGTAATCTTCTGCTGGGCAACCGCAAATTGGACACTGTTCTGTAGGTGATTCGTTACCTTCATGAACGTGGCCGCACTCTGGGCAAATCCACTTATCCATTTAACGACCTTGCCTTGGATCAGGGCCATCTAGTTGCATAAATTCGTCATTCCAAGAGAATGCTTCCTTTATAACTGGTACAGATAGACCTTTATATTTCTTGTGAAGAACCTTATCTTTGGCTGCACATAAAACATCTGCTTCACTCTCATGCAGACCTTCTAACATCTGAACAAACATTGTTTCACGTTTATTCTGATTAATATCAGCATTACCACCTTCCATAAAATGGTAAAGTTTACGAGCTTCATATGCAAGAACAGAATGTTCTGTTCCTTCTGGTGCATCATTACGTGCATAAGGAACATCGCCCTCTGGTAATAACCACTTAATTTTAGGATCAAAAGCAGATTTAAGTACCATGCGAAGTGAGTCGGTATTATGTTCTTGAAGAAAGTTAACCTTATCTTTCTTTGATTTTAGTTTGGAAACCTTGTCTAAGATTTCTGATATTAATAGTTCCATTATTAAAATTCTCCTATGGATTCTGTAAGTGTTTTTAATCTTTGTTTTATAAAGTAGTTTAGTATTTTATTACGACTGTTCTCTGGAGCTTCTTTAAATGTATCCAATATTTCTGTACGTAATTCTTCTGGTGAGCAAGTTAAATCAATTAATGTTTTATTCCTCTGATAGTTTCTTTTAACCTCATCATTTGGAAAACTGCCCTCTATCATTGCAGCTATCTTCTTCTTACTTAGGGGTTTCTGTCGGATACCATCTACAAAAGAATTATCTGGTGAAAGAACATTTGGTACTCCATCACTAGAATCACCTTTTAAAACGTGTTCCTTTAGATAGTCATCTGCATTAAAACCACTAATCATCTTCTTAGTAATAGGACTGTACTGCTTTACATTTGGGTATTTCTGTAATTGAATGAAATCTTTGTCACCAGAAAGTATCATAACCTCATCAGAAGATTCTGCACAAAGAGTTGCAATAATATCATCAGCCTCAGCACCATACACTTCTAAGAACTTGTATGGCATATTATTCTTAATTTCTTCTTTGATCTTATTCAAGCAACCAAAGATATTATCCCAATCTTTAGTATCCTTTTCTCTTCCCTTTCTGCGACTATGTTTATATTCTGGAAAATAATCACGCCTCCAGTAATGTCTCGAATCATAACATAAGACAAGCTCTCCAAACTCAGACACAAATCTTGAACGATACATACGTAATGAATTGAGAATCATATGGCGTACTGTATTCTCATCTATCTGTTTTTCTTTCTGAATATGCAAATGCATCATAATACTTGCAAGAGAAATTTGGTTCATATCAACTAAGATCATCATCAGGCTCCATTACTGCATTATAACTTGCAATCATATCATCAATAGTATGTTCATCTAATTCACAAAATGGAGTATTATCTGGATCAATCAGAAGATCAGTAGTCATATCCATTACTACTTGAAGGGGGTGATGTACGCCATTTGTTTTTAATATTGACGATTTTATCGTTTCTTGCATAAAAGTAATATCCTTAATGAAAGATTTTTCACTAGTATCTATTCCATTTTCTACAAGGATAGATAAGATAGACATCAAACAAGTAGAAGTAATTTCATCACAAAATGCAAGTTGCTCCGCCATTACAATTTGATCTTCTGTAGGAGTATTTATTGTTCTCCTCCAAGGGCCTCGAATTATATCAGCAGATGGTATTTCTTCGTTCACTCTGTCATCCCTTCTTCCCAAACCATACCTAAGTCTGGATAAAATGTTCCAATGTCTCGTTTAGGTTTACCTATGTTTGGGCCATACCAATAGTATCCAAGTCTAACATTACGACTACGAATCTTCTTCTCTTGGTACTCACCATAGAACATACAAGTCCAATCACCATGCTTGAGATAACTCTGCATTTCTCTTACATAACCTTCATGGTCTGCAAGTTTTGCAATTGCACCTTTAATATCTTTCTTCACATTTGCACGTTCAGAAGAAGCAAGTTCTTTCTGAGTCTTCATCCATTTCTTAATCTTATCAGGATGTAACTGATGGTCTATAGATAAATCCCATAAAGACTTATGAATATTACCTTTACCATAAGAAGGATCAGCAGATGCTTTCTTCTCTCTTGCCTTTGCAAGACGTTCAACTGCAGCTGCCTTCTGCTCATCAGACATGGGTTTACGTTTCTTTCTAGTTTTAGGAGCTTTCCATTCACTGTTATCTGTGATTGAAGTGATTCTCTTTCTAGCCATAATAATATTTATCCCTTAAAATAAATTACAAAACCATTGATGAATATTGCAACTGCTACCGCATTTACAACTATCAATGCACGATCATTCCACTTAATAGAAACCCACAACCAACCAGCACACCCAAGAAACTGTAGAAACATATTCCAAGGATACAAGTCATTTGTTGTAGCAATCATTGCAAGAACAATAATGATAGATGATACCCACTTAACATACCATACTATTTCGTGGTGTTCTTTTAATGGTGTAGAAGTTTTAGTGTCATGCACCATTAATAACCATGTTCTTCCATACGTTTCTGTATTGATTTTGCTTCCCTACGAATAGCAGCGGCCCGTGACCTTCTACCTTTTTCACCTTTAGTCATGTGAGATTCGCGTTCTCGTAATTCGTTAAAAAGGCCATCCTGTTGGAGTTTCTTTTTTAAAATCCTTAATGCCTTTTCAACATTATTATTTCTAACTTCAACTCTCATTTAAAATGCCCAACTTACTAGAGCGATTGCGGTGTTAATTACTACAATACCGCCTATAATTGTTAAACCTATTATCATCTTCCTATATCCTTTATACTATTTTTACTGATTACTTGATATGCACCCTTATTATAAGCTGGTGCAATCGTGAAATTGTGATCTATCACTTTTTTCTTTGGTGCTAATCCAACTGGAATAACATTAGACATTGGTGACAAATCAGGTTGGTGGAGATGGACGGGATCGAACCGACTACCTCCTGCTTGCAAAGCAGGCGCTCTCCCAAATGAGCTACATCCCCTCATCTTCTTGAGAAACTTTTCATGTTCAACCTCTGCTTTAAGAAGAGATTTAGATTTCTTTGATTTTTTGCGTTTACGAGTACTGGTTGTACTAAAATAAACTGGTAATAGATGCATTGTCATATTATTAATATACTACAGTGAAGAAGATTTGTCAAGGGTTAATTTAATAAACATTTTTCATAACCCAAACTTTATTTTCTCTACAAGCAGTACCTCTCAATTTACGAAACTCTTTTCCTACGGCAACATTCGACACAAATTCTCTACAGTTACCTCTTGTTGCAACAGGGCCTTGTGTTACACTAAAACCTTTTTTCTCATTTGTCCAGTTAGATAACTGTCCATCTGCATTACTACTTAGTGTTTGTCTTAACAGTAATGTTGCGTGTATTTGATCTACCTTATCAAAGTGAGCACCTACTGTATGACCTACAACCATTCCAGCAACAGAATATGCAGCGACTGCTACAGGACTTTTTCCTGCTCCTACCATTGCACCAAGTCCAGCTCCTGCAATCGCACCAATCTTTGCTTTATTGATTCCATTGTTTTTTGGAGCCCAGACACCCTTGCCAGGAATATAGTAATCTTTAGATGTACACCCAGTTATTGGAGAACACCCTAGAGTGGGGTTTATACCAGAGGGCATAAGACCTCCACCTAAACACCCACTCAGAGAGAGAACTAAAGTACTACTAAGTAGAAGGGTTTTCATTCGTCACCAAACGATTTTTCTTGATAACTTTCTCAAGATTCTGTAGTGACTTTGCTTCATCTTTCTTCTCAGAAGAATTGACTTCTCTATCAAGTTCTTTCCACGCTTCTGTGGAACGTAATCGAGAATATACCATTCTATCCTTACGTAACCGATTGAAGATGATCTTAGAAGCTTCCTTATCGGAATACTCTAGAAGAACAAATGCACGATACTGTGTACCAGCGGCAGAAACATCTACTTGAACTGGACTATAACCAGCAACATCGACATTTGCAATAACATTCTTTGCAACCTTTTCGATCTCACTCATAACACGGGTATCTACATCAGACTGACCAAACTTAGCCATCCATGATTTAGTCATCGCTTTCAACTTACCATTGATACGATCTGCAAGAACAACCTTACCATTCAACGTAGCAATATCAACTGCGAGTTGTAAGTCTGGTGCAGTAGCAGAACCAACTGTAAAGATAGAACCTTTTTTCTCAGGCATCTTCTTATACCAAGATGGTACAATAGAAACAGCACGTTCAACCTTTGCAGTTTGATAACGAATCTCTGGTGTATCTACCAAAGAAACAGGTTGATTTGCAGCGCAAGCGCCAAGGGTTAGTGCAACCACCGATACGGTTGCGAGTAGTTTGGCGTTCATTATTTAATCTCCTTCAATGTATCTACCAACGAATCTCTTGCGCCACCTGACTCAAGAAACTTATATTTAGCAATTGGCGATAGTG